CTTTTTTGATGCTATCCCGCCATTGCTGACGGGCTTCTCGCCGAGTCAGAGCAGACATATTAAATAGGTAGTCGGAGATCCTCTCGTATAGGGGGAGGTTTGCCCTGTCGTAGCTCATCCGATCACCAAGTGACAACGACGGAGAGGCTGAGGCGTTCGAGGAGCGGGGCCATAAGCGTCTTGCGTTGTCACTAACAGTTTACCGACTGCGGAATACTAAAATCGACCGTGAGAGGCCAGCGTGGCACAGACTTTTCCCACTTCCGCGAAGGTGATCTACGATACCCTCGTGGCGGACACGGCCTTCATGGCGCTGCTGGGGACGTACAGGTTTGCTGCTGGGGCTGGACCGACGGCGGCTATCTCCGTCCTGTCTCCTGGCGAGAGCATGCCCGAGCTGCGTAACGTGGAGGGGCTCGAGTGTATCATCATGGACGCGGCCGACATAAATCGCAAGGATTACCTCACCGATACCTCCGATCTGACCTATAGCTGGCGCGTCTTCCTGGTCTGTTGGCCTGAGGCCACTGGTCAGAAGATGACCGACGCTGCTTCTATTATGTTGAAGCGCTTTGCTGGAGCCACGTCCTTTGAGACCGTTGCCGTGACCGACGGCCTTGGCGCTGAGGTCCAGACCCAGATCCTAATCCCTTCCGACAAGCCGATTCTGGCCTGATTGGAAATCTAAAAGATGAGAGGGACTACCTCTCGAATAGTCCCTTTTCGCGAATCCGACTATGGCCAATTATTCTGCTGCCTTCGGGTACGACTGCTACCTGATCCCTCTTGCGTCCGCTTCTGTGGACACCACCTTCACCGGTGTTACTGGTGGCGTTGGTGCCGGTGCAGGCAACTTCATCGACACCACCACCCTTGTGGCTGCCGACGAGAAGGTTACCTACGCTGCTGGCGTGTTCTCCCTGGGCGCAACCCCCGTGGCTGAGCCGACCGACGGCACCATGAACCCTGTGAAGCTGTTTGGCCTGACCAACGCTTCCCTGGAGACCGACACCAACTCGGAAGAAGTCATCACCTATGATGACACCTCCAAGGGCTTCAACACCTCGATCGCTACCTCCAAGTCCTGGTCTGTGAGCCTGGCTGGCGTGGCCGACTTCAAGGATGCTGGTTACCAGATCCTTCGCATCACTGAGCAGAACACCGTGGCTGACAGCCTCCGTGTTAAGTTCGCCCGCGTGGGTCCTACTGGCACCGTTGAGACCGTTTACGGTTACGGCACCCTGTCTGGCTACACTGAGTCCATCGAAGCTGGCTCGATTGTGTCCTGGGAAAGCACCATCGTTGGTTACGGCCCCTACGTGGTCGAGATCGACGAGAACGCTGGTAATTAGCTGACTGGAGGTATCGCCACGGTGGATACGCTAACAACGTCTTCACCGTTTGCTACCTCTCAGAGCGCACTTGCCGTGACTTTGAGTGGTGGCTCTGGTTCTGCCGCCGAAGGAACCGTCGACACCGACGGCTCTGGCAGCATCTCCGCCTTCAATCTCGTTACACCTGGCATCAATTATCAGGTTGGTGATATTATTACAGTCGACGAAGATGCTGGCACCGGTCTCGGAACTTTCCGCGTCGCTTCCGTCGCCTAATTACTGCAACCGCGATACTTGCAGACAAAGTAACCATGGCCCCGAAAGGGGCCTTTTTAATGGGAAACCTAGACAAGCTTATTGGGGCGCATGGCTGGTAACAACTTGCTGTATACGCTTGACGTTGATACCAAAGCGGCAGCCGCGTCTATCAATGATTTCTTCAATACTTTTGAGCAGGGTGCTGCTCAGGCTAAGTCGAGGCTAAACACCGCTCTTGGCCAGGGTGTTACTGCACAGGTCAAAATTGAGTTCAAGAATGGCCAACTGGTGGCCAAGGAAATTGCAAATATCAACACTGCGTCGGAAAAGCTCGGCAACGCTTGGAAGGCTGTCAATGGCGAGCTAGGCAAGACTCCGAACCAGCTTAAGACCCAGCTCTCCATCCTGAAGGGACTGCTTGGCGATACGCAGCGGTTCAAAACTGGCACCGCCCAGGTGACCGCAGAGTGGAAGCAGCTTACCGATCGGATCAAAGAGGTCTCCAGGGAGCTTAAGACCCTAGAAAAAGGCGGACCGATTCAGCAGTTCATCAATTCACTGCAAGGCCTGACTGGTAAGTTTGCCCTTGTGCAGACCCTTTCAAATGCCTTCAGCAATCTGATCTCCCAAGTCACACAGGCCGCTGGAGAGTTTTTCTCTGCTGGTGCTGAACTTCAAGTACTCGGTTTACAGTTGGAGGCCTTCACGGGCAGTTCAGAGTCCGCCGATGCAGCGTTCAAGCAATTCCAACAGACCGCAGCACAGACCAAGTTTAACGTTGAAGAGATCGCCCGCGCTGGTCAGATCCTGCTGGCGTATGGCGTTAACACCGAGACCGCCATCGAGGCAACCGACAACCTGGCCATCGCAGCCAGCGCCACTGGTGGCGACGTGAACCTGCTGGCAAGAAACCTTGGCCAGGCCGCTTCTCAGGGCCGAGCATATACTCGTGACTTGATCCAGTTCGCTATTCAGGGTATTCCTATCTGGGACGAGCTGGCCATTGTTACTGGCAAGTCGACTGCTGAACTCAAGGACCTAGCCAAGGAAGGCAAGATTGGCTTCGACGAGGTCAACCAGGCCCTGAAGAACCTGACCCAGGAGGGTAGTGCCTTCCGCGAGATTGCCAACCGAATTCAGGAGACCTGGGTCGGACAACTGCGAGTCCTTGAATCTGCTGTTCTAAACCTCGCAAAGACGTTTGTGGAGACGGCCAGCGCCGTTGACTCTGCGTTTGGAGCCCCTGTCGCCAATTCGATCGCCGGTCTGGCTGCTACGATTAACTTCTTGGCCGAAAACTGGAGAACTGTCACCTCCCTTATTGTCGGCGCGACCGTCGCCACGGCGACATTTCTTGTTGTCAGCAATTTTGGCGCCATCTTGAATGTGATTCGTGGCCTAATCACGGCCTACAACGCCTGGAAGGCTAGTATTAGTGCCGCTGCTATCGCCCAGGCCGTCCTGCAGGGTCTGTTGGGTAACTGGGTCGCTATTGGCGCCGCTCTGGCCGCCGGCACAGTGGTAGCCGTTGCCTTGAATTCCGCGCTTGGTGAACAGGCGGATGAGCTGGCCCGACTACAATCTAACGCCGACGCTGCCAGGGGCGGCACCGACCAGCTCAGTGAGGCCCAACTCAGGCTGGCGGAGCAGTCTGGCAATACTGCCAAGGAGCTAGCCAAGGAATACAGGGAGGCCCTGGCCGTCATTGACGAGAAGAAGGCCAAGATGGATGAAGAGATCGAGAAGGGCAAAGAGCTTAAGAAGGAAATCCAGGAGCGCTACAAAGAGGAAATCGAAAAGGTCAAAGAGAAGAATCAGGTAATCAAGGACAGCATCGCCGAGGAGAAGCAGAAGCTTACCGAGGTCAAGGAGGCAATGAAAGAGCGCTATGACGCCGAAAAGCAAGCGCTTGATGACAAGCTCCAAAAGGTTCGTGAAATCTACGACCAAGAAATTGACCGCCTTGAGGCCCTGACTCCAGCGGAGCAAAAGCTCAAAGAGCTTCGCAAGGAGGAGCTACAGACTCGCGCCAACAACCTCGAACTAACTGAGAAAGAGCGCCTGGAGGCCCAGGCTGCGCTGGAGCGAATGGAGCGCACCGACGAAATCCAGAAACTGCGCAACGAGAAGAAAGAAGAAGAGAAGCAGATTACTGAAGAGGTCAAGCAGCTTGAGGAGGAGTACAAGCAGTCGGTCAAGGATGTGGAAAGCGCATTCGAAGATCGCATCAAGGTGATGGAGCGGGCCCTGAAGGCTAACGAGGAAGTTATCAAGGGCCTGGAGTCCGAGATGAAGGAGTTCATGAATGCCATCGACGAGTCAACGAAGGCTAGTGAGAAGCAGAGGCTTACCCTTGATCAGATTCCTAGAGCAGTGCAGAATCAGGTCACTGCGGCACAGCAGGCTCGCGCTGCCTACGAACAGGCCAAGGATGAGGCCTACAGGCTCAAGCAAGCACTCGACCAAGCCGCGGCATCTGCTCGTGCCCTGGCCGCTGCTAGACAGGCCGCGCAGAATTCAGGCGGTGGTTACAACCAACAGCAGAACCGCTTTGCTGGTGGTCCTGTGGCTGGTGGCTCGAAGTACACCGTGAACGAGCTGGGCAAGGAAGCATTCCTGTCGGCTAGCGGCAAGCTGAGCATGATCAACGCTCCCGCCTGGGGGACCTGGCAGGCTCCCTCTGCTGGTACCGTGATCCCTGCTCACCTGACCAAGCAGCTCGACATCCCGACTGGCGGCGTTAGTCTCAACTCTGCGACTCGTGGCTCGGCAGCCAAAGCTGGCGGCGGCAACGGTATGGCATCAATCGCCAAGGCCATCATGGGCGCCATGGGTGGCGACAGCATCCAGAACAACGTCACCATACAGTCAGCTAACACCACCAAGGCTGCAAGCGACATCCTGGTTGAGCTGACCAAGATTCGCCGCCGTCGGTATTCTTGATCAGCGGCTCTACTGGCATGTTCTTCTTTGGCAACCCTGAAGACTCCGCAAGGATGTACTGGGACGGAACCAAGGGGGTCACGGGCCCAGCCCTGCCCGAAATTCCTTTGGACGAACAGACCGAGCAGGAGCTTAGAGTCTCGATAACCTACCAGCGCATGGCCATTAAGCGGGCTTGGCACGACGGGGCCTCTGAGGAAATCGTCAATATCTTGCTAGAGGAGTACGACAACACCTTTGCTCACCTGGCGGCCGTCAGTGAGAGTTTCCGCGACGATGTAGAGAAGGGGCGCCACAGGGTGATTGGCGGCTACACCAGAGAGAATCTTGACAAGTACAGGCGTCTAGCTGGCCTCGAGGTTATCTTTCTCAAACAAGAAACTAAGGATCTAGGAGACGGAGCAACGGCCTACGTTACCATCAGTCATTCGGCAAACTAACCCAGCTACGTCAGGCCGATGTCCCAGATTGGAATATCCTACACGCCATCTGGAGGGACGCCTGTCTATAACTTTATTTTCAGCGAGTTCCTGAACCAGGAACTTCCTCGCACCTATATCGACAGCGCTACTTTTGACTTCTCCGCTGGTGGCGCTGCGATCATTAGCGGCTCGGCAAATGCTCAGAAGCGGATCTGGGCAATCGGGTCTCCGCTGCCGAAGGCCGAGGCCGAGTCGTTTGACGCCATGTTCCGCGCCTGGGACAACGATCGCGCCGCTGGCCTAGCTGCCGCGGTGGGCATCACGGACACGACATTTGGCGCAACGGTAGATACGAGCGCGGTTTTCTCTACGGCTCCTACTTATTCCAGGTTCGGACCCTATTACATGCTGGTTTCTTTTGGCTTGACGGAGGTTTGAAATGGGATATCTTAACAATAATACTCGTGTCTCTTCGATCACGATTAACGGTGTCAACCAGACTAATTACCTGGTTCAGTTTACTTGCAGCGACGCATCAGCCAATAAGAATGGTTTAATCTCGACCGTCGGCCAGGTTCGCCTTGCTGGGTATGGTGAATCGCCATCGATGGAGGATTACGACCGCGACAATTTCCGCCGCGGCCAACAAGTGATCATCGAGATTACGCTGCCAAGCGCCAGTACCGCCAGACACCCCCGTGGGCTCCTGTACGTGCTCTCAACCTCGTATGAGCCCGAGGCTGACGAATTAGTGGTGGAAGTGGGCTGCAGGCTCGCCCTGGCGGCTCTCACGGAGGATGTGAGCGAGATCCTTCCCTTAGCTCCCGTCCCACTGGATCCAGCACAGCAGACATACCAAAACGTCTCGGCTAGCTTCGTCGCAGCGGGCAAATGCCTGTTCCAAGACAACCAGGGCAACCTGGTCGAGGACTACTTCTTTGGTACTGATTCGACTAGCTCTGTTGAGCCTGGCGAGTGGGTATCTGTCTATGGTGTTACTGCCCAGACCGCCCAGCCCTTGGCTGGTACGTCTCCAATTCCCGATCAAATTAAGCTCTCTTATCAGGTTCCATCCGATGCGCTAACCAGCGACCAAAGCGGAAAGATCGAAATTACCGAGACAGAGTCAAGGTATTTTCTGAACTATCCTGCTACGATGTTTATCAGGAAGCCGATTACTCCCGACGAGCCTGAATCTACTCCTCCTTGGCAGCCGCCTGATCCGCAGCCCCTTCCTCCCGTTGGTGGCGGTGGCTGCGGAAACGCCCCAGATATCCCCCAAACACAAATCCCAGGCAGCGGTCCTTCGCCTTCGCCCACTCCAGGTGGCGGAGAAATCGACTCCTGTT